ATTGGACATCTCCACGCTCTTGAACTCGACTATGTCACTACGGTAGATCCAATAGAGATATAGACTGGAGGATGTCGCTCCATCAGCAGCACCACGAGCTATTAGCGCCTGTCGCGTCTCTTCAACGTCTGCACCTGTTGCTGTTTCTGGCAAAAGTATCATTCCGTAAGACTGACCAACTTGGCGATACGCAGCGTTCCCAAGGTTACCTAAAAGATTCAGCTCAGTGACCGCGTTGGCATTCACTTTGTAAGCAAAGGTTCCCAAAGACGTTCCGGCTACCTGCCACCCAGCCTGTGTAGTCGATGGGATGTCGAGGTGGTCCGTGTTGTCTGCAAAGGTGACTAACGTCCCGTCTGCAACTGGCTGGTCAGGACCAGTGGTTTGCGCTCCAACTAAGTCAAGGCTAGCAGAACTAGAACTTACTGAACTATCCCATGTTGCAACGGGCCCGGCCGCAAGCGCTGAAGACTGGAAGAAGTAGTAGCCGGCTTGTTCCAAGAAACTCAAAACCAGAGGTGAAACCTGAACCGCTGGTTGCGGTGCTTCAGCAGATTCTAAACGATTCACCGCATACTCTTGCTGGTAATCGTTAATTAGAGTTGATAACGGCATTTCAAACACATTGAGTTTGTTGAGTGTAACTGGATCATCCCAGAATCCTCTGCGGAAGTAATGCTCGGCATTAATACTATTTGACCAGTTAGACGCAGGTAGAGTGAATGATGCCTTAAGTCTAACATGCCGCACAAGCGAAGTAGACCCAGTAGGATTCGGATCTGAAGGATTTGCATAATAGTTATTAGCGAAGCCGTGGATCGCTTCTGCGATAGTAGCACTAAGCCAACCAGGTTGGTATTTGGGGGTGTGCGAACCTTCAGATGAATAAACGCCTCGAAGTCTTGGAGGTCGAATGCTCTCAAGCCAACCTTCAGGATCACTGTCTGTTCCTTCGTATTTTTCTACTTTATCCCATCTGCTTTTAACAATAGCAGTAATAGCGATCATCGCGAAGAATTTCATTCCTGCAGGATGCGCTAATCGTCTGAATGCATTTTCCCATTTAGATAGCTCTATGTCTGTGTTAATTCTATAACTGAAATCCTGCCAGAAGTCTGAATCTTGAATTTTGTCAAGTCCAGATAGAAATCCACCATTTGCAGTGTAACTAGCTGATGTCGAATCATACGTACCAGCTGAAAGTTTAAGAAGATTATCTCCTGGATAATACACATCCACCGCAGAGTCAAACATCAATTGGAAAAATGCGCTAACACTTTCTGGTGTTCCTTTAATACGGTAATAATGAACTATTCTTTTGTACAGCGTGTTCCGATCAATTACATTTGAATTGGGAACAACCTTCGCAATTTCACCTTGAATAGCATCGAGATATTTTTCGCTTGTTACATCAATATCATTTTCATCTATGATATGAGCTAATTCGTATGATGCAAAACCATCACGGTTCAGATAGTCATAGTACTCCTCCATGAAGGAGATGAGGTTCGCAGAAGTATCACGGAGAAACTGCGGAACGAGTTCTCTTACTTTATCTCTCTCATGGTTGAGAGGTCTGTAACTACCGGTTGATGTGTGCATTATTTTTCGCGTGGTGTTGTAATATATTCACTCGCACCAGATGTGCCTCGTGTGGCGATTGTGTCAATAGAAGATTCAACCGTACTATTTGCAACATCAACCGCAATGATTTGATTTCTTTTCGGTGCGATGTCATTTGAATTCGGCCTAGTAAAGATTGCGATTGTGGTCTCGACATCTATATTGAAATCATCAATTTCAATAACGCCTGTTAAAGTGTTAACTGTTCCACAATCTCTTTTGTCTAGAATTTCGATACGATCAGCATTAAGCGAATATCGATATATGCTTCTCACATTCACTGTCGAGGATTCTTCATCTTTAAAGTAATATGTGACTCCATCGCTAACAAACGCTGACGACGTAATTGCAGAGTCGGTAGGATCTGCAGGAGTTTCCAATTCAAAGTTAAAATTGATTTTGTATGTTGCGGTATTAGCAGGAGTCGCAGGGAATGTTTTAAGGCAGTATACACGGGCAAATGCGCTTAAGATAGCAGGATCCAAATCAATAATGTAACTTAAAAATTGTGAATACCTAAATACACCTTCAAAGGTTTCAAGGAAAGTATTACTGAAGTTTCCTAAGCCGCTTCTAATCAGTGCTGATACACCTGCAGCAGATAGGTTTGTCACAGAAGAATTGTATTTAGCAAAAATGTTATAGTAAAGATATGTAAACTCTGGGTCGATAATCTTAGGGCGAACCGTAAGAATACCTTTAGCATTTAGGATAGGAAGCAGTCTGCTTTTCTCTCCATCAGGAAGAGATGTTCCTCCGCTTTCTTTGGCCGAAATATAGACTTTGCCATATTCAGGCGGATCATTATCTTCTCCTCCCCACACCGATACTGCTGAAGCAGTTGAGTTGGCCATAACAAGAGTTTTGTAATCGTCAATTGTAACAGCTCGGTTTTGTGATATGAATTGAAGAGGTGCATTCGCTCTAATACTTTCAATAGATTCCCTCGTTCCACCACCAGATGAAGCACTTGTAGATTGTATAGCTGGCTTACTTACACTGTCGAATACAGAATCAGATGTGGTAAACAGTGATAAACCATTTGCTACTCCACCATCAGTTGTGAGGTATTTGACCGAGATAACAGCACCAGGCAATGGTTTTTTACCAATTGCGCCATCACCAAATGAGATATCGAATCTTCCATTTGGGTTTTCGCTGATAAAATACACTGGTGATGTACTATCAATTCCAGGAAGCTCAGAAAACTGAGTGTAAATTTCTTTTTGTGTGCTGCCAATTGAATCGCTTACTGTCACAACAAGCTTTGTCCTATCAACATTCGTATCGGGTATTTCAAACTTAAGGTTAGCAACTTTAGTGTCAAAGAGATATTCCTTTGTTTTGATAGCACCTTGATAAACAGTAAATGCAGTACTAGGACTGCCAACTTCTTCGAAGGTAACAAAGTTGTATGTTTTGTTGTTTAAAGTATCTGAAGAAGAAAATGTGGTACCTTCTGGAAGAGACGCCACAGCTGCACTAAGACCAGAAAGTGTAAGTTCGACTGCGGCTGCAGATGTACTTTTAGGTGTATAACCAAGTGTCTTTGCTCGTGCGACAACGTTCTTTCTCATTTGCGCCGAAGAGATAAATGTTTCGTTAGCTGCGAGGTGTGCTAGTACTGCATTATAATGAGTGTTATGCGCAAGGATATCAAGGAGCATGTTAAGACCAGAACCGCTGAAATCAAAGTCTTTAAATGGACCATCGGTTCTTTTATAGTATGATTTGATTTCATCCTTGATCTTATCAAAATCAAGTTCTGCGATATTAAATTGTTTTATTGCCATGTTCTTAGCGGATTCGGTCTAGGTAAAATGATACTTCAGAGTCGGTATTAGTATTTCTAATTTTAAAAATGACAGTTACAAGAAGTCTATTGTATTCTGCATCGAGCTCGACTTCAACTTTGGGGTCACTCACCCTCGGTTCTTGCTTTCTAATAATTCTCAGTACCTCATCTCGAATTGCCATGCCGGTGAATTGGTCTGCATTCTCAAAGAGATACCGTGTTACATTAGCACCAAGTTCAGGATGAAATGGTCTATCATAGAAATTGCTGAGAACAAGGATTTTTACGGCTTGCCTGATAGCCTGAAGATCTGTGAGAGGGCGAATATCCTTGGTGTTTGGGTGGGCAATAAAATCAAGTGGTAAGTCTGCGAAAAGGCCTGCCTTACCAACTGAAGCAATTGAAGGTACCTGTTCGTTAACATTATAGTCTGATCGCAGCGCCATAATACTATTTATATAAAAATTACACCGTTTACCAAAGGAAGCTTACCTTCTCTTAGTATTAATTTAGTATATAACCGAACGCCCTCAAGAATATTAACGGTAGGCAGGAAAAGTTTTTCACGCGGTATTTCTGGGCAGGTTGCTGGATTAACACTAAACAGGCCTATGCGTTTTACCTCTACAGAATCGCCTGTTGAGGAATAGGTCCTAACAAGTTTTTCGTAGTTAGCATTACGCTTCGAAGATAGATTCATTAGTGAGATGAAGTAGTTTGCGTACTCTTCTGGTTTACCGCTGTAAACCTTATGCGCATTTCCATTGGATGGAATATAGTTGTTGAGCTTGCCTACTCGAACCAGATCTGCTATAGCTACAGTAAGAAATTTCTCACTCACAATTCCGTTTACATCTGGTTTTAAATATATATTTTTCATATGTGTTATTA